ATCATCATCTGTCGCGACAGGTACTATACGTTCTGCCTTTACCACATCTTGCTTGGGTTTCTCTATAATCCCAAAAACTTCATCAAGATGTTCATCTATATTTCCCACTACACTCATACATCTGTACCTGTTATTATATCATAATTTCTACTTGGTTCAAAAAACTCAAAGGTTTCACTAAATCCATAATCTTCATTTGCAGTAACTCCAGCTGGTGAAGGTGTAACTGTATACCTTGACTTGACTGTAGATTCTGATGCTCCCTCACTACTATCTTCTGTAGCAATTCTTTCGTAATTTCCTGTTTCTAGTAATATATAGTCTGTGGTATGTGGGGTTGAAGTTTCCAATAGAGCAAAATTAACTGCAAAATCCTCTTTATCACCACCAGGAATTCGGAAATTAACTTCAATAGATTTGATAACTGAACTTGTTTTAACGTCTGGATAGATTTGACCTTTAAGAAGAAAACTTAAAGTCCAGATAATAGTTCTTCTTGTTGCTAAATCTCCCTCATATTCATCACTCTGAGATGCCGAATTAAGAATGATAGGTACGTCAGTCTTAATTCCCATACTCGGAATAGTATTAATGGTAACTGTGAATTGTGGAGCAAAGTATGGTAAGACTTGTTCAAGAATTTGAGTTCCATCTTCTGCATTATTTACCAAAATGAATAGTTCAAAGTCAAAGTTATAAGGAACAGGATTATATTGAGTCATCAACGTAGTGGTTCCAGCTGCGGTATTCGCTGCAGCATTTCTCCCCATAGTATTGAGTTTTCTCACCGAATCATATGATAGACCTGTGAGAGCAAATCCCATCCGTGGAAGTCTAGTTGCAACTACTTTTCTATCGGAACTAGTCTCTTGAAGAGCTAAAATCCATTTCTGTTTTGGCCCGTAACCAAGAGGAACTTTAATTCTCTCAACAACATTCCCTGCAGAATTTTTACGTTCTACATTGATGTCATTGAATATAGTTCCAAATGCCGCTACATATTTTCGTATCGTTTGGTGATAAAAGGTAGATCCTAACATTAATAATTATCTCCTTCACTAAATGGATTACCCTCTGAAAAGTCAAGGATAGAATCTGCGTCACTTTGAAATTGTTCATTGCCTGTAGATGTATCTGTTGTTCCAGCCTCAATTTGTGCTAGAGTTTGAACAGCTTCATCAGTTGTTTGTTTAGTTTCATAAGTACCAGTTGCTGTACTTGTGGCACCAGTAAGAATTTCTCCTACTGTAAAATTTCCGGTCATGTTGATTAGATACAAATACTTTGTGGTGGAATCCCACTTGGCCACTTCTCCTGTAGTAGAAGAAGTTCCTCCTGCAACTGTCTCTCCAATTTGAAAAGTTCCAGAGACTGCAGGACTAGCAGCTAATTCAAATGTACGAACAAAAGATTGTTGAACTTCAATGTCATCAATTTCTTCAATTCCTGTGTCAATTTTTTCATCAGAATAAGCAAAGAGTTCACAAACAAGATCAAATGTTTGAAGTGATCCAGTTTGATAAAAGGTGTTCGTATCTTGAACATGCATTATTTGAAACAATCCATCAGTTAAAGGAAAATAGATAAGATCACCAGCTTTAGGTTCTTTATCTCTTCCACCACCTTCAAAATTAAGTTGAGTCCATCTTCTTCTTGAAACTGTGAGTGTAATCTGATCTCTGACTTCCAATCCAAAGTTTGAAACAAAAGTTCCTTCACCTTCAAATCCATCCACATTCTTGATATACATTTCAATTGCTCTGGAATCTTTGAACTGCGAAACTCGATCTTCTCCAAAAATCTTATCCTCATTGACAAGAGTTCTTGGCATATAATTTACATCAATACCATAGACTTTAATTGATTCGATAATAATATCTTCTATCAGTCTTTGGTCTGGTGTATTTGTTCCATAGTGATTGAAATAATGATTAGTAGCCATTAATTATCCTGTCATAAAATCTAATGGTAGTTCATACGTCAAAGACATCTGCTCTTCTAATTTATCAATTTCTGTAATTGCGTCATCATATAATTGTCTACCATTAAGAGTTACGCCGCCTGGAAGTTGCATACCTTCAAACTTGATTAAGTTTTGACCCCATTGTCTTTTAAAAAGAACTGTGACATATTTTTTGAGAAACATATCACCATAAACATCTGCGAAGGCTGAAGGGTCAGTAATAATGTAAGCTTCCGCAACAATAAAATTATCAATGTTTAAATCACTGCCCCAATTAACATCCAAGTATAATCTATCAGTGTGACGATTAAATCTAAATCTTGGCATAGTATTGAATAAATTATTAATCATAGATAGATTTTGTTGAGTGAAGACGTAGTTACTCATTTGAGCACCACTTCCCATTCTATACAAATCATTCAAAGCATATTGGTAGTTTACTGAAAACATATTAGTGGTACTACTGACGCTATCATGAAAAGGAACTACTCCCTTAATACCTATAATATTATCCGAAATTGAAATATACTGATTATCAAAATCACCTAGTGCATTTGCACTTGAAGATGCGGTTGTCGCAGATGCTCCACTCGTTTCACCTGTCACCGTTTCACCATTTCCAAATACTGTGGTAGTATTTGCATAATATGTATTTCCATCACCACCAGATTTTACTATTGGGGATTTATATCGTATTGTAGTATTGGCACTATGGTAATCGTGCACTGTTGCTTTTACTCCACTTGTCCCGCCTGTTATTACTTCTCCATCTGTGAACGTAGTATCAGAAGTTATTTTGAGAGTAGACCCTGTAATTTGATGTTTTAGAAACGTGGGGTATGTACCATCAAAATGATATTCTTGAAAATATTCCAATGCATCATCTATGCAGTCTTCCATCTGGTCATCATCAATATTTAATTCTACTACTGGATGCCCTAATTTTCTTTTAGCGTACTCTTTAAGTGTTGCTCTTGTGGTTGGTTGTGTCATTTATCCCTCAATAAGTTGCTGATGGTGAAACTGTTATTACACCTTCTGCAATTCTTTCTATTGTTGATCCGTCAGACTGTGTATATTCTACATCATAGATATACTGGCCAGGAGAAATAGAAGTTGTTTGTGTTGCAGTCAACGAGATAGTCACGTTAGAACCAGCGTCTGCACAACTAAATGTAACTATATTATTGGAAGTATAATGGGATGGTCTAAGTTTAGCAGAACAAGTACCTGAAGAAATAGTCACATTTCCCCCTGCAGTATTTTTAGCTGTTATAACTTTTTCAAATGTACATCCTTGATCAATAGTCAAGTTCACAGTTTGTTTATTAGTGGTGAGTGCCATTAAATCTCCTTATAATTTGAAACCTTTTCATATATTTAGTAATGGAAAGGATTGTAGGAGATTAGGAGAGTTCTTCAGGCCAACCATCACCAAGAGCTACAGCTTGTAGTTCAGTAATAGTTGTTGTCGCTGCAATGGCTGTTTCTAGTCCAGCCGCCTTTGTCCTTACTCCATCTCTGTATGTTTGAACTGCAGAGGGAACTGCAGCTGCTGTATCAGATTTACGAATGTAATACCAATCGTATTGCTCAAGCTTACTTTTTTGTGCTGATTTAACTTGTTGAGTAACATCCCACTGCTTACCTCTTGAATGTAATGTCATATTAGCTGAAATTGTAGTTGAAACTGCGGGAGAGAGTGCAGTACCACCAGAATTGAATCCTCTAACTGTATTTCCGTTTGCCCATGTTCCTTTTGTAATTTCTACATTTAAAACACCTAAAGCTTTAGAAATAATAGTTCCTTTCTTACCGGCTGAACTATATGTAGCACTACTTGCAATCTTATCTCCATCTGAAAATCCATCAGAATCCGAAACTGGTATTGCATATACGTCCTTGAGAGGTCTTTCTGAATTTGTATAAGTTCCTGTTACGCCCGTTACATTGTCATCACCATCTTTGGTTACTGTATAAGTAGGAGAAGATACCTCATTCCATTCTTGATTTTCTGGAGAATTACTCATAGTAACATTCCAAATATTCAATGCTTGAAGTTCAGAACCAGACCAAAGAGAGAATATACTCGATGGATATTGTATTCCATCTAGAGTTACAGCAATCGGTCTTGTATATAATTGAGCGATTTCGTTGTCGTCATTAAGTCGTGCCCACATTGTTATCTTCCTTTAGTTAAATGAATTACTGTTATATTTATAAACTTTAGATGTTATCTTGCTGTTGTAATCATATTATCGTGCATTAGAATATTTGAACTCGTTGTAAGGCGTATTCTTTAGATAATAAAGTGCTTTCTCAAGCCCTTCAATGTCATCTTTAAATCTACCTAATGCTGTATTACAGTTGGTGCAGAGTAACCCTCTTACCTCTCCAGTATCGTGATTATGGTCAATATCTAATGCCCTATAGACATTATCTTTGCCACAGATAGCACATTGGTGTTCTTGAAACTCTGCTAAACCATCATACTCTGTTTGGGTTATACCATATTTACGTCTAATAATAGCATCCCATCTATCAAGACCTGACCAGTTAGAAGGTTTAAACTCAGCACATTTCTTGGTATGTGCTTCATTCTCAATCTCTCTTGCTCTATAAAGATGAATACCACCACAGTGATTACATTTCATATTCCACACACCGACCGTTTCTTCGTCAATAATTACACCGTGCTTAAACTCGTGTCCAGTGTAGTCAGCACCTCTAATTTTCCTTTGTCTAATCATATCAGCGGGCATTAGAGTACTTCATTGGCATTTCAGCCCAAGCCATGTAAATGAATGTCTTATCATTCACATTAGTCGGTTCAGAATTAGTCACAGATCTCAATTTAAATCCATTAGATAAGAAATCTAAAGTATTAGCACCATCACCACCACCTTGAACTCTAACATGATCTGGGTTGAGATGAACTGTAGTCGAAGTATTTGTCGGATTCCTTTTATTATCATACAGCGTCCACGACCAAGCTGCATCGATACTCTTAATTATTAACATAGCTGGTTTAAATCCAGTATATATAAAAGGTCCATTGGCATTTCCATTTCCTTCATATCTTCCGAATTTGGAGTAGCCTTCTACGGAGTGCCATGCATATGCTATATAATTTACACCACTTCCATTAACATTTGCATTACCTCCGAGATATCCAACTACACTAGAAGATATTTTAGTCCCATCATAAAAAACTGTTGTGGTTGAATCAGCTCCAGTACTGTCAAGATACATATATGCACCACTAGATCCAAATGCGGAATCCATATCTTTATGCCAAGTAACCCAAGGCGACGAGCCAGCTTCTCTATTTTTTGTAATATAAAGGTCTGGTATTTTAGATAATCCATGTCCTACAGTAGCAGCTACTCCATTACCATTCCATGACACAATACTAAACCCAGCATCTTGATTCACACTCACCGTAGATTGAATCGTACCATCAGTATTCACTACACTTCCATTTCCTGCTTTCCAACACCATGCAACATGAGTGCCACTATTATTATGATGATCTCCTGTATTAAATCCATCAGCATTAAAACTTGTTAGCATAGATTGGGTATCTTCTGCAGCAGTTGAATTAGATACTAGTCGTTGATTAACTCCTCTAACGGAATCAAACCATCCATGAGACGTTGCATTACTCATTGATTTTAACCAAACTAAATCTGGCTGAAAATTCAATCCAGCTATTCTTCTATCAGCTGTAGCATCTCCTGTCCACAATACTGTATCAAAATGTTGGTCTGGATTACCTGCTGAACTATTCGGCCCTATTGGAGCATAGTCTCTGTCGCTCATGTTCTTGGTACAGATTGATAAGAAGCCAGCTGGTGGTTCATAACGGAATCCACCTATTCCCCCTGAGTCTGTGAAGTTATTTTCTCCGTCTCGATCACCTTGACCAAAATTCATAGTAAAAATTCCTCTTTTATTCCCACTACCCCCATCTCCGATGCCAATAAATGGAATATAATTTTTTGTAGTATCTAATAAAGGGCCAAGTGCACTTCCTGCATTAATATCCTGTCCAGACCACTCAACCCCATCCTGAAAATAATATATTTTCCCATTATCAAGATCAAACGCTATAGCCCAAGTAGTTATACCAGTAAACTCTGGGACAGGCATACCACTAGCAACACCATCTCCATCTGTGCTTTCATCTACACGAAGAGCAGCAGAAGTATAATGCGCTCTAATAGCAGCAACATTAGCAATGCTGACATCAGAAATTTCTTTAGTTGTGTAAACTGTTGTGTCATCTGCTGCTATACCAATTTTACCTTGATTACTTGCAGTTGGATCATAACTAAATTCAAAATACCACTTACCTGAACTTCTTCCTTGTGTACAAAATACTTGTTTAAATTGGCTAGCTGGTTGATCGGCAGTTCCTACGAGATTACCCTCAGTGAAAGTAAATACGGCGTCATGTTGCTTATCAAGAGGATTCAAAGTACAGAAATTATTCTCCGGCGTGTCAAGCATCTGGTCTGTTACCGTGAGTCCAGAAGTGGTGAAATGATTTCCGCTTGGGTCAGCTAGGTAGCTCGGTGTGATGGTTGCTTTGCCTGGGAGTGCGACTGAGTTGTATTTTGCTCCGGCATAAAATCCAATTTCATCCATATAACCATACCAAGTTTCATTACCACCACTATTTGCACCAATCCTAACACCAGAAGTTCCAAAAAACTCTGCCGCGGCAAAACTCCCAGTGGTTTTAAGTATCCCATTGAAAAAAACTTCAGACGTAACACCTCGGTGTTGGTGTACCAAATGAAACCAATCACCAACCGAATGTCCTAGAGCTCCAGAGACGCCAGGCCCGACTAAACCTCCAGAGGCATTTATATAAAAATGAGCTCTACCAGAGCCGGTAACTCTATCATCATAAATCAGTCTAGTAGCTTCAGAATCTAATATCATCAACCAAGCTTCAAAAGTCCAATCAGCTCCAGAAGCAAATTCTGCACGGCCTGGAGTTGGTTGCAGATAAGTACCATTAGCCCCACTAAAATATATTGCAGAAGAACCAAAATTCTTTATATCAGTAGAATGTTTTACAGTACCAACGGGAAGTATAAGAGTTCCTTTCTGAAATCCATGATTAAAAGCACTCGTGCCATCATAAACATAACAATCTTTATTTACTCCACT